TTGTTGGTCAGAAAAAGTGATCTGTGCCTGGATGGTTTGGGCTGAACATTGTGCGTACATACGATATACTACCTCATCTCCCGAACCTATTTGGTAAGAATTTATAGTAGTTAACACAACATTGCTTTCAGGATTGTCTGAAAGCGGAGTGTTAATTGAAACATCGCTGGAGTCGCCAAATATATTGCAGGTGAATTGACCCGAATCTGTCTTATCAACATAGAAATCAATCTTGCTAAGTCTTGCCCGTTGATCATTCCCGAAGAAGTTAAAGTATTTAGTTGATATGTCGATATTGCTGATTTTTGTGATTTGTCCGCCACCGCCATATACTCCAATTGTTTCAATTGGCGCGAGTCCCTGATCATCATCATAGCTTACTACTCGTATATTTACTGCAGAAGACCCAATGGCTGGCGTAAATGTTAAATTTAGCAACCCGCTCTGGTAATTAATAGTTCCAGATCCTAATCCTGAATTTTCTACTAATATGCCGTTTAGGGCCACATCCCTGAATACCAAACCAGATCCAACATTGATTTGTACTGAACCAGCTACAATAGGTGTATAATCTATATCATACGTGTATGAAGCACCTATGGCGTTGGGAGCTATTATTGACTTAAACTCGTTTACTACAAATGTATTATCAGTCGTTAATGATTTGGAAATCTTAAAATTCCGCCCATTTAGTGATACACCATCTGCACTAGTGGTTCCTGTTATATCTGTTATTGTTATCCAGGTGCCATCGGGCATATTGTTATTTACGCTTGTGAATATACCCGGATTTGCAGCAGTAATGGCGGAAATACTTAGAGAAGGAGAATTCTGTCCATCGGTTTGCTCCAAAACAAAAACATAACCTTGTTGATTACCGGCAATGATTGATTCGAATCCATCCGAACCGCTTCCATCACCCCATGTTTTGTTTCCATAAGAAGACCATGAATCAGTCAAGTCGGCCCAAGTTTCCCCAGAACTTCCAGGATAATAATAACCAAAACATGTAAATACGTCGTCGAAAAGAGCCCAATTTTTGGTATCATAGTTAAAAACTAGCACTTGGTCGGGATAAGTGCCATCTGAGTTAGAATCGCTGGGTAGTGTCCAATAACTTAGCTTGGATCTGAATGTTCTGATGCCTTGAACTCGATTAAATCCAAAATTACTCTGACGAATATTAAAGATTTCATCAGGTATTTTTTCATCAAAACGAATCGTATCGTTACCATCGCTTATTACAATGCCTCTATTCCCTATGGCCATTAATCCTTTATCAAAAGGAATGGTGCTTCCTGTGCAATCGCTGCCAAGCTCAATGTTTACTCTTTCCCAAACAAACGGATTTTGCGCATTATTGACAAAGCGTAGACGCCAAGTACTACGGGTAAAATAAACAATGAGAATATCACGTATGAAAGCAGCACCAACAATACTTTCATTAGTAGGAGCATCATTAGCGCCGCCTCTGCCAAAAAGATCATCACGCCCTGCATTTACATCTACTCCTTGTATGTTAGGAAATACTGGTTGTGGAGGTGAATAATACGGGGTTCCGATTTGTATCCATCTTGCTCTATTCGTAAATGCTGATTGGCTTTGTTCATTTCCTTCAGTTGTATTAAGAAATACAAGATATCCACGATATGGAAATATTAGAAGCGCTCCCAGTAATGCATTATTAGTGTCGATTGGAGGATTATAATTTGCCCATCCTGTCCCATTGGAAAGAACTCCATAATATCTAATTCCATCTTGGCCAGCGACAGAGACGGCGGAATTTAAAGCAAATCCATTGGCAGTATAAACGCCATAAGTACTGGTATCAATCGTATTTAATGTGAATGTATTTGCGCCTGTTACCGTAATGGTATCGGATTGCCCATTGATTTGAACCATTCCCCCTACATTGATAAAAACAACTGTCTGTCCTGTTGTAAATCCATGAGGAGTAGTTGTGGTTACTAAGGCTGTTGGCGCGACAGCATTTGTTATACTTTGAATGGAAGCTCCATGCAATCCAGGCTTAGAATTGGTTGCCCAAAAGGCATTTGCATAGTTGGCTGTATAGAAAAATTGATAATCTGTCCCACTCCAAACCACGGGCATTACTGAAGGCAAAGCAACAAAGGCAGTACCGTTATATTCGTATGAATTCGTAGTATCAAAGGCTATCAGAGTTTGAACATTTATGCCTGGCTGCTCCCAGGTTTTTAATCCCATAACAGGGGTGCCGTTAGCAAGTCTTCCTAATCCTGTATAGCCAGCGCGTCTTACGATTCTTCCTCTGAATTGATATGCATTTATCAATTGCTCAAATGAATCATCAGGTATGGCCCAAGGTCTTAGATCCTTGCGTATACCGTCTTTCACCGGTCCTATTAAAAATTCTGATGGACTCGACATGTTATGCCTTTGCTATGACTATATATGTAAAGCTATATGCAATTGCTCCCCCATTAAAATTCCCACCAGAGTGAATTACAAACCTATCATTTGTAACTGTATTTACTGCTGTGGCTACTGTAAATGGAATAGGTGTTCCAATTGTAGTCATGGTGTTAGGAATTGCAATAGCCAGCAATATTTGAGTTGGAGCCGGGGAAAGAATAATCGTATCTGCAATAGCAACATTCGGAACGGTAACACCGCTATCAACGCCAAAGTATAAAAGATATCCTCCAGGAAGGAAGCTTTGATATTGAGGCCCAGCGGTATTCACTACATTAAAAGTGAGTTGCATTGGCGTATTTGGCGCATTTTGTGTGTCTGCAGCATTTGGCAAGAACTTCTTAATCTGAGCAAACAATTGTGGTTGCATACCTGAGAGAGATGTAGCATTTTTGCAATACAAAACGACGAGGTCTTCTGTAACACCGGGATCTACTGTTTGACTTGTCAAGATTACATCTTCATGATCGCCTTGATTACTGCTATTAATGGCACTATGATTTAAAGCAAATATACGAGCGTATTCTGCAAAATTAGTTTGTATTTGTGCCTGTGTTGCAGCTGGTGAAGGCTGAGATTGAGGTGTTGTCGGAGAAAATGTCATATGTTACCTACGCAGAGATAAAAATATCCTATAGGGCTTAATTGAAAGAATTGAATCGAAGTATTAATGCCTGGAAGATTCTGTATAACTTTGTATGTAGGCAATAACCTTCCGACAAAATCTGATCCACACACATTCAATGCCATGATATTTTTCATGATAAATGGAGATAATTGTATCGTTTTGCCGTCAGGGAGATTAGGCGGGAAGAAAGCGCCAAATAACACTAGTAATTTCCCAGGCAAAAATGTCATATAAATACTTTGACCAGGCAATTGCACAGGTCCATATATTTGATAATTGGTAATCTGCACTTCTGTTCCATTGCCTTGATACCGAAGAAATAATTGATCGGTCTGCCCCTCTGATGTTTTTGCATAAACAGAAAGTTCACTAACATCTGTTTGAAAAGATCCATTCTGGTGTAGCATTTCCACTATCGAATGATTGCCTTCAGTGGGAGCGCCAGCATCTAATGCAGAATGATTTCTTCTAAATGCTTCATTCATCTGAAAGAAGTTATTGAGAAAATTAGGTTGTGTAGACGCTAAATCATCGTTAACTCTGGGAATATTTGCATTATATGGAGTATTTTCTTCTGGAGGTATCATTATTGCCCTATAGCCAAATATGTGATGTTTCTGCTCGGTGGATTTATTGTACTTGTAAATCTTACTGTAAATGATGTTCCTGTGATATTCGTTGGTATCGCATAATTTACATCAATATCCAAGTCATTAGCTCCTCTTTCTGTCGCTATTCCTACATATCTTAAATTCGCCCCAGGCGCCAATGGTCCAATGGTCTGTCCATTTGTAACATTGTTTATCCGGCCTCCATATACAATGAAAGGCCCAGCAACATAGCTATATTGACTTGTAGCCGCCGAAGCTGTACTAATCGAGGGATAAGTCATTTGAATAGGTGTTTGATTGCTGTTGGGCCTAAAAAACAAATTTGGGATAGTTGATACTGCCTTATTATATAAGGCAGTTTGGGTAGCAGAGGTTGTTGGATCTGGAGTTATACCAATTTGTGGCCTTAGAATCAAAACATTATGCCTGCCTTGATTGGCCGTACCCAAAGCTGCATGATTTTCTGCAAAGGTATTGAATATAGCTTGATAGTTAGTCAATATTTGCCTTTGCGAAACAGCTCTCTTGCTAGTGGATTGAGGAATGTTTGGATTATATCCCATTAACTTGTCCCGCTGTATTCAGTTCCCCAGAACCATGACGCTAATGGGCGTCCTGGCTGGCTAAAGATAGTTGCAGCTCGTTGACTTCCCATCTGCCTTAATGATCTTCTTTGGGCCATCTGCAATTGATCTTGGTAAATAGGCATTAAATATGCCATACCTTCTGGATCTGGAAAGTCAGTATATATTAGCTTTGAAGCTATTGCACAAATGAATAAATACCATTCATCGAGTTCTGGTGAATCAGCATCGGCTATCAAATCCATTGGTTGTTGACTTATCTGAAATTCCACTTGGTAAACTTGCATTGGGCATGGTCTAAAAACAATCTGCTGATTATAAAATAATACGTCTGTTGGCCTAGATGCTTGGTATGGTACTACTGCTGCAAATATCTGCGCTCCAGATGGGATTGGGGTAGTGACTGAAGTAAATGTATATGCACCCGTTAAATAATTTACAGTTCCTACAACATTATTTAAGGCATCTACTAGGTCCCCGACATTACTTCCAGCCGATGGAACGTCTGTCAAAGTGTAAGTAAACCCTGTATCATCAAATGCCGAGATTATTACAGCAGCCTCTGTAACGTTTCCAAATATATCTAATTGAGCTCTATAGAAGGGTGTAGATGGTATTGTACCTACATATGGGCCCAGAATATTTCTTCCAGAATTTATTTGCTGATTCACTGAAAGATTCGGCCATCTATTATAGAATGTAGTCTTGTCCTGAAAATATCTTAAAATATATCCCTGGCAATACACTGGAGGGGTTATTTGTATATTTCCGGGTATTGGGGTTCCATCTGGATTTGTTGCGATTCCGTTTTGATACACAAAATCATACGTATCAACATTAGGAGTAGTAAGGAAAACATAAGGCTTCGTTAACTTTAGATTCTTAAATTGTTCTGGAAAATGCAACGTATAGGCTAGATTTAGATATCTATCTACTTGTGAGTCCTGCATCTGAGCTGGGGTATATCTCCCAGTCATGCGACGAACAGTATTTCTCATCTCTAATTTTGTAACCATTCTCAAACCCCATTTACAGGATCACCAGGAGCACCGTTATTATATATAACTCCCTCAAAGCTTGTCTGATTGCCATAAGGTAGTGGCAGAGGCGGTAAATACTTACCCGAAGAATTTGGTATTACCGTAGGAGGAGTATAAGCTAATGGTAACGGAGATGGATAAGAAAATACAGAAAAATTAGTTGAATCCAAATCAATTGTTAACGTATCTGTCGTTATAGATAAAACTTGAACATTTTTTCCATTCAATTCAACCATTCCAAATTGTGTAGGAATCTGAAAAGTCACGTCCATTCCAGCTACATACCCATGATCAATTACCGTAGTAACAATCATTGGGTATGAGTTGGTAACAGCCAGTATATCCCGTACCACGAGGTTTTGTGTTACGATTACTTGAGAATATCCTGGATAATATATTATAGACATTTGTTAAAATCCTACCGGCACAAATGCATATTTCTTATTTGATGTATCAACAGAATGAATGGCAGAAGTTCCATCTGGCGCTTGAATTCCATCTTTCTGTATAAACCTTGGCATATGGTAATGCTCATTGATCTGGTCTGCAAATCCTCTAGGGATTGTATAAACCTTTCCTTCTTCGAAGTGCCACCATCTAACCGGATCATCAGCATATTTAATATATGGCAACTTTATCGATTGACCCGGATTTCTGCGATTCATAAAGCGTCCAGTTACCTGTTCATTATCAATCAACTTTTGCTTAGCAACCACATCTTCGGACGTTTTCTTTTCGTTTATTCTAGATACTTGCTTATCGATTAAAGCTCTTTCATCTGCATCTATTTCTCTACGTCCAGAATATTGTAATTCCTTTTTCTTTTCTTGTATCTCTAGGCGAGTGCGCTCTAATTCTACGCGAGCTTTGTCAATTTCGGTTTGAAGACCTTCCAATTGCTGTTCATCTGACATCTCTTTCCTATCAATTAAAGTTTTTTCTTCTTCTTTTATAGTATTGTCTTTTTTTGGTCTTGCCATTTTTTCTCCATGTTAAAAAGAGGCGGGGATATTTAGTCCCCACCTACTTTACTTATACTCTAAGGAAAAGTTTGAAGAGAAGTTACTGCTCTCCATTCCCATGTATCTACCGTGGCTCCTATAATACCGCCTGTGGTAGTTGCATTTGTACCATCGCCAGCACCGATAAGAATACCATTTTGTCCTTGGTTTTGACGGGCAAAGCCTAAGATATTTTGGTTTCCATATGGTAATGGAGCAGGTACTACGCCAAAGCCTTGGAAGTTGTTAATATTTCCTTCACCTTGAGGTATCATTACTGGCAATTGTTCTGGATAGCTTCCAGAGCCTGGCCATGCAAATGCAGTAAATCCTGTAGCATCTACAGCTAAAGTCACTGTCTGTGTACCAATTGCATTGTTTACTGCAATTACAGTGAATTGAACTGGCAGACCATTGGTTGTTGTATTCAATTGGTTCATACCAAAACCACTTACGCCAGAAATAACTGGTTGTTGTGGGATTTGGAATCTCATTACATCACCAACTTGGTAAATTTGACGAACTAATGTTGTCACTACCATTGGATTTGTCAGAGAGATAGCAGCAATTGTTCTATATTCTGGGTAATACAAACGTGGAGGAGGTAAGTTTGCGTTGCCTACTTTGAATACGGTTCCAACTGAAGTAAGGGCATTGCTAGAGTTTAGCAATGTTGTAAATGTAGTAGTTGAACCTACTGCAGTTACGGTCATTACAAGTCCACCCAGTTGTGGTGCAGTTGTTAAACCAGTAATACGTACGTTATCCCCTACTTGGAAGCCGTGGGCGGCTCCAGTAGTAAATACTGTAGTTGTGCCAGGAACAAACGAAGCAATCGCAATGTTTGGCCCTTTTACTTGGTTTGCAGCATTAAAAATAGTAAAGCCGTTTTGGGCTAGATTACCATTGTTTGATGGAGCTACATTGCCTGCAACAGTACCGTTTTGTTTGATTAAAGCTGTTCCGCCTGCCATATAACGTGGGAAGAATTCAGCTTCATATAAACGACCAGTAGTTAATGCGCCTGCAACTCCACCAGCTGTAACGCCGCTTCTTGTCAAGTTGACAAGTCTAAACTCATCAATTTGTTGAGAAAGAGGAATAAAAAACGGTGTTGATGCCGCATTGGTAAAAAACCCTGTAGTAACTTGAGTACTCATTGTCTTCCTCCTATACTGCTACTGCAAGAGTGCAGCGTAGGTTTATGATCCATGAAGTATTCGTAATGTTGAATACTTGAGCCATCTTCCAACCAGCTGTCTGATAAAGACGTAGGCGAGGAGAAGCGATTTCTGGTGGCGCATAGATGAATTGAGCAGAGTATCCATCCAAATCAACCATGTCATAGCTTTCTTGACCTGGAAGGAAGATGTTATATACATCTGCACCAAGCGCTGAAGCATTAGGCGTAATCGAACCTACTGATGATAATAAAAATCTAATGTTACGTACTGAACCCCATTCGGCCTGCAACAAATTGCTATTATTCGCATAATTAGCAACGTTGATAAATCCAAGCATTTGGTCCAAGTCAGCAGACAAGTTGGTATGACCCATACCAAAGAATGCTGTACGTACTGGAGCTGTGCCAAACTTATTTTCCCCTTCAATCATATCCTGAATGAATTGAGCATTGGCTGTACGCAATAAACGTACTGCTTTAGATGCGTCAAGAGGGCTGATATTAGTTGGATTATCACCATTAGTACCAGATGTACAGTTAATTGGCGGAGCTCCGCCTTCCATCATTGATCTAGCTAGCTGATCTTCAGTTTCTCTCAAAGATTGTCCTAAAACGCTTACGGCGCTATTTAAGACTGGATCTTCGTTGATCAACATAACCTGCTCTTGCAAGATAATATAAGTGCCGTACCAATCGATACGAGCATCAATATCAAGTGCAGTTAGCTGTTGTGCAGCTGGGTCAACAATACCGTTACCAAGTGGTACAGGTGCCGTTTGTAAGTTTTGGTATCTACGGCGACGTAGAATATCACCAGCTTGTTGATCCATAGTAATGGGGTACATTCTGTTACTTTATGACCTATCTTACACATAGGCGGGGAGTCTTGTTATTCCTCCCTCATACGTTCTCACGTATGTTCAGACTATATCATCACCTTTCGGTGTTTGGCGTGTAGTCGTTGAGGATTTTAGAACTAATTTCTTCATAAAGCCTCAATTCATCTTCGGAGTAACCAACTCCACAGAATCCTTGGGTTTTAGCTTTACGGAGCCTGCAAAAGTCTAGGATTTTTTGGGCTTTTAATCGTTTTTCGCCCATAAGAAAAGGCATTATCCATTCAATGAAGGCCATAGACTTTTTCATTGCTTGTATATTTATTTGCCAACCTTTCTTATATCCTTTTTTTCTAGGCTCTCTGATATACAGTTGGTATTCAATGCCATTTTTATGTAACAGCCTTTGAATCATATCTAAGATTTGAAAGTCAGTATTACATATCCCACAAAGAGGTACATACATATTGACATTCTCTCCTTTATACTTACGGTTCGTTTTCATCAAACTGAACCAACCTTCTGCTTCAAAGAATCCAGCAAACCATTGCATGCTTAATTCTAATCTTTCCTGCTGATTGTCCATTGTTTCATCCTTTGGATTTTCACACTACCATTGTGCGGTTACTGGTAGTGTACCATAAGGCTTTAGGAGTTTCCAGCAAATAGCCAAATTTTAAATGGGCAACCCCTATTGTTTACCCATCGTGGTATGGATCAGATCTGGCATAGGACGTGCAAGCAATTTCATACTCAACTGTTGTTGCACAGCTGGAGGTAGAATGCTTGTGGTTGTAGGGCCTGACATATGTTGTCTCCATGATTAATCATAGAGACGAAGATTTACTTGCGAGCCGCCGCCATTGTTTCTTTCCAAAGCGCATTACGCTGATCTTTAGTCATCGTTGAATTAGACATTTGGGCCGCTGTTGTTACTGCCGCAGAGCGAACTCCTAGGCTTCCAATCTGTGGCTTATTTTCCTTTTCATCAACACGCTTTTGCTCTTGGGAGATAGATGTAGGTTTTTTCTTAGCAGCAAGATCGTTTTGATAACGAGCGTCTTTCTTGATAAGATTGTACACCTTTCTCAAAGGGTTTGAAGCCTTCTCAACCGACTCGCGATTGTCTTCGTCACTTTTGATATATTTTTCAATATTTTCAGCTGTAACGACCTCGGCAAAGTCAGGGAATTCAAGCTTGGTTTCAAGAGCTTTTAGATAGGTTTCTTTTTCAACCAGTTTTTGCTCATAGCCCGACATTTTTTTATTCATCGTGCTAAATGCTTTAACAAGCTTCTTTCCGTCTGGGAAATCTTCCTGCTCTAGCTGTCTGAAATCGTAATCTTCATCTTGTGTCTGTTTAGGCGCCTGTTGCAACTGTTGTTGCTGCAACTGCTTCTCCATCCAGACTTTCTCTTGCTGTGCTTGCCATACCTGACGCTCCAGGTCTTCTTTGGCTTTTCGAAGCTCTGCAAAACTTTCTTGCGGAGTCTTCTTTTCATGGGTATCTACAGCCTGATTAGCGATTTCAGGAATTGCGCTTAATTCTGTGTTTTCCATGTTTTCCTTTGAGATTGGCGAAATCTCGGTTGCGCCGTATTATGCAACATGTTACTGTCGCGTGCTTTGTTATATATATAAATATATAATTAGGTTCAACATTAAATTTTTAAGGATAGATATGAGCAATGAAAATCATGCAATGAGTTACATGATGGCTGCTGAAAAAATGATAAACTTAATATTTACGATTGAAAATACACTGATATTCATGCAGGAATATGAAATTAAACCTGATGATGAAGTAAAGAAAGCCCTGAAACCTCTTTTGATTAATCTCGAGAATTGGCTAGAGCCAAAATCTAAATAACCTTATCTCCAACCATATAATCTGAAATATTCTCTAGCTTGTCTAGAGCGTATTTACGAAGCATTCTAACATAATTTACATCGAATTCTTGCGGGTTCTTAAGGATATATGACAAGTTCTCTTTATTTGGAATACACCATTCAAAATTAACTTTATTCATATTTGTTACAGACCATAAATAGTGATCTTGGTCCTGGTATGGAGAGGGCCTAGTCACTCGACAATGAGGCTTCCTAATTCTTATCATGTTTGGGGCGCCAAATAGATTTGATGCTGCTAGATCTTTTGTAATCATGATATGAATATAATATTTAGGAAGTGAAAAGCCCTTTTCTTGGCATTTTTCATATTGCTTTTGCACACAATCTTCAATAATTTTTTCTAATTGGTCCATTAGAGGCTCAACGGTTTCACCAACTTCTTGATAGCCAGTTTGACGCGATGCCTCTAATCCTAATTCTTGAAAGGTTTTGATATTATTTTGGACCACGTGAAAACCTCATTGTTTGTCCATCATTGGTTGGCAATCTAGTAAAAATAAGACCTAGCTCTAAGTCTTCCAAATACTTTTGGGCGACGTCTATTAGCTTCTCTAAAGAAATAGAAGGATTTTTTGAGTTTGTTTCCTGTCTTTTCTTCAAATTCTTTTTCTTTTGCCTTAATCCGCTCATAGATATCCAAAAACTTATACTGTAATTTTGTTATTTTTTCTTCCCATCCGTTATGCCCCACACATTTGGGGATCAATTCTTCAGATATATATTTATATATTCTATGAAGTGTTTCACTATCATCGTAAAGTTTTGGACAAGACATTGCTAATAATGACGAATTAAATGCCTGAATAATTTCAGGAGGTAAACTATAGATGGTTGTCATGGGCATTATCTAACCAACTTTGCACCACCCATATATAATCCGCGATTGCTATGTGATGATCCCTGTTGAGGTTTGGCTACGTATCCTGATTGCATTTTATGAAGATTTGGTAATCCTTTGATCTTTGGAGGTATCATTGTCATTTTTACATTCCTTACAAATATATTTAATGCCATTTTCAGTCATTACAGGTATTTTTTTATGAAGAAGGAGGCATTTCCCCCATTTCAATACATCATCTGGCAAAGGCGAAGTTGTGGTTAAATTATCCGCCATGTTCTTTCATATGCTTATGGGCTTCTGATAAATCTTTTTTAGAATGTTTTTTACTAACAGGACGGCTTCTTTTAGACATATTGATATCATGAGTAGAAGTGCCATGTTTTTCTTTATGCTCTTTCAATCGAGCTCTAGATTCTGATTTAGGTATTATCTTGCCTTCAGAAATACGGTGTGCCTTTTGCATGGCCATCATTTTTTTTTGCTTTTCTCTAACAGGTTTTGGAGTTGCGGCCATATTTAACCTTTCATCCCTTGTTTATTAAACGATTTATCAATCGGCAATGGTGGTTTACCTGTATTCTTTACACGATCCACTTCATGAATCAATGCTTGAGACTTAGGAACCGATGGTTTCTTAGCCTCTGGCACAATCTTAATTCTAGTTACTGACATATTATTTCCTTTTTAAAGGGGGTTACGCTTTTTAAACGCACCCCGTACCTTTTGTACTCATGGCACATAGGTAATTATTTATTTTTCATTTTTTCGCGAGTATATGGCATTTTAGCTAAAGCAGATGAGTCTTTCGAATCGATCTTCTTTCTTACTTGCTCATATGAGTTAGATGCCCCAGCTGGTGGCTTTGGATCTACGTTCTCTTTGATTTTGATGAAGTCAGTACCTGTGTTGCCCATTCTATGGCCACCTTCAGATGTATTTTTATGGCTGTGTCCCATTGGAAACCTCTTGTTGTTGAATTAAATTTTCATCTTGTCGTTTTTGTATACTTTCAATCAAGTTAAAAACTTTTACAAAGTCTTCAACATGCATTGATTCGACTTCTTTAGCCGCTTTGACTCTGTCTAGCATTGTAGCAGCTTTCTGGTGCTCAGATTCATTGTATTTAGTCATTACTGAGATCTGTTCCAATCGCCCTTTAGCTTCTCTTTCTGCCGCTAAACTTCGGTCCGACATAGCTTTAGATTGTAGTGATTCATTAACAATCTGCTGGTTTTCCATTTGGAGTTTGGCCATTTGTTCTTGCTGCTGCGATTGTTGCTCTTGTTGAGCCTTGATGGCTTCCATGAGCTTATCTTTATCTTGGATGTCCAAATCAGAAAGCACTTGATCTGGAGGTATTGGGAATCCATCTTTCCATAAGAAGTATTTCTGTCTAAATGCAAGCTCTCTTGTAGTATCTGTAAGAGGAGCATTCTTAACTACCGCATCATATTTCTGAAAAGATTTGTCTCTAAATTCATTTGTAGGGTCTTCTTCAATCATTCTTCGCACTTTGCCAAGAGTATAATTCTTCTGAATAAGTGCCCAGTGTAGACGACCCGCATTCCTTTGCGAAAGGTCGAGATTGTCGAATAGTTCCTGAAGTGTAGTGAGGGCGGCTCCTTGACGAAGCTGCTCGGTAATTCCCACATCGCTATCTTCCGCTTGGCCCAATAATTCTGGTGTGACTCCTGCATTTGATTGAATGTCCTCTTTTAAGAATTGTGTGACATTAAAATTTGCAGGATTAATATTTGCGCCTGGCTTATCTACTAGAGACTGTAGACGTCCTTTCTTAAAGAATCTTACTTTCCCTGGTCCCACTTTGAAAGCATCTTGATCATCAATGAGAGAGTCTTCTTCGACATCCACACCACTAAATTGGGCAGCCAAAAGATCCATTTCCAGTTGTTTTCTGTAATTATATAGATATTGCGGGTCTCGAATGTTGCGTATAATTCCTTGATAACGAAAAGAATAATTATTGTTGGCAAGATCATGATAGCCAACAAAAGGAGTAAAGGGATAGAAATCGATACCCAAAGGATTAGGTCCATCATAAAAGCAAGTGTTGTTAACAATGATTGCAAGGTGCACCGTGGGCACTTTTTCTTTAACTACTACTATATTTGGAAATTGCGCTTTAAGTGCGGCCATTTCTTCTTTGTTAAAATCTACCTCTGTTGATTCATAAGTATCAGGATCAACAATGAAAGTAGCCATACGCTCACACAAATACCAATACTCATCATAAGCAAGAAATCCTTTGCGCCGTATGTTATACTGTTGTGGCATGAACGTAAACTTTGTATCGAAATATGCCTGATCATTAAGAAGATCAATTTCATGTTCCCTACCAGGAAGCATTTGTTTTACTTGCTCTTTGTGCAGATATTTACGAGTGCGTATAAATTGACAGTCAGATAGATCCATTTCGCGCCAAAATGCATCCATCATGACCATGTCTGCACTGAAACATTCAGTCTTCAGATCTCCGCAGATTGGATCTCTTCTATAATCTATCCACGAATGCATTAGAGAAAGACCGGTAATCCCTGCCGCTTCTTTAAAGCAATTGCTTATTGTGTTATACGTGTCGTCATTTGAATATGCAGATTGGATAACTTTGGTGGCTTGGCTTGCTGTTCTACTATTCGAACCGTGCACAGGCACCATCTGTGTGCCTTTTCTGTGCTGTCTCTGTCTACCACACACCATGTTAACCACGGGCATGGAAACGTTGAAAATGTATTTTTGATGCTCATAGGATAGACCTGAATATAGATTTAGATATCTTTGGTCTCCTAGATATACCTTACGATCTATCATTTGCTCCCAAAAAAACAATTGCCATGCAGATAGATTTGCCTGATACCTGTCATCGGCTTCTGCGACAACATCTCTACGCCCATCCTGATAAAATCTCTGATATACATTAGGTACAACTTGAGAGCGCTCTAAAGCACCAGAAGCAAATGACATAATCAATCCTTGTAAAATACCTCTTATATACCATTAAATATTTATATTACAACGTATCGTTGTCAGTCTTTTTTTCATTATTCATTCGTCTTTCATATTCTTCTATTTCCAGAGTGCCAATTTTAATCCCGCAGGTCCCTTTTTCAGGATAAAACATAAACTGTGCCTCTGTGAATGCGTGAGAATCTTTGTATAAATTCATGAATCCCTCCAATGTTTTGTTTGCCACTTGAAGCATTTCGTTAAGAGATTTATCTTCGCACACAAATGTAAAGGGAGACCAGCCATCAAAATTAATAGTATAAAATTTAGTGGGCATCCAGTGATAAGGAATGATCTTACATTGAGATAAATGTAGATTTATTTCTGAGTTCAAATAATTATATATCATATCTGTCTTCCCGTGAAAGGATTTGCATTCATAACTTGTTGTCTTAATGGAATTGGCTTTGATCCAAATCCTGCTGTATTCTTTAGCTCCTGAAGTTTTTGCTTACTCATGGACCCAGGGCCGCGCCCAAACTGAATTCGGGCGTTAGCGAGGTATCTGAAGCTGTCAGAGGCATGTGATGACCAATCATGTACAGGACTTTCACTATAGCATTCTGTCTTATCATTATATTTCTTATGATAGTTCTCTAAACATTTGATGAGATATCCACATTTGTCTTCATCGATATATGCGATATTAAGAACGCTTCTGACTGATTCGATTCCGATATGGATATCTGTCTCCCTTTCCAAAATCGTCGTTTTGAGTCCTTGCTCATTTGCCACATCTTGCAATGTGCGGCCTGTTTGTATGGATCCAGATCCTGCATCGTGTGGCATATAATGAGTCCCATATACATAGGGCTTAGACTGCAGCATTTTAGCATAGTGGGCTATCCCTTCCCCTTGGTTTTCATAGAAATCAACGATTCGTAGCTCTCCACCAATTTCCTGCCAAAATACGATACTGGTACTATCTCCATAACCAATATCCCACGCTGTATGGACTGGTGATCGTGGCTCATAGGGAACTTTGCATATTCTGTTTTCATTTCGCGCTTTCTCAATAAGTCTTCCATAGTATGATCCCTCTACTCCTCGAGAGAATGAACAGCGATACTCTTGCTGTATCATCTCTTCACTCATTCCTTCTCTACGCTCATCATCCAGATCCTTGTCTGTAAGAACCCCTGTATCATCTATGGTGAGCAATTCACAAAACCAATCGGTATTTGTCTTAGCCATATTAAAGAGATCATAGAAATGATTCTTTCCCCTGGGAGTACTAATAAAAATGGCAATACCCCCATTGACCTTCAAAATAGGTCTCAGGTAATCCCATGCTTGCGGGCTTTGAATGGCATATTCGCTAAATATCAATATCCTAGGGTTAGTACCAACCAGATTATCAATGTTGTCTGAACCAATTAATTGATATAGAGAACCATTTGCAAGACGTATTTTCATATCTTGAGAGGTCTGTGAAACAATTGCCTCTTTGGGAAAGTAATCTAAAATACGCAATCCGTCATTGTTATTAGATTCCCAAATAACCTTTTTAGCCTGGTTATAAGTAGGTAATATGTGAAACGCCGTCCATCCTGGATTCATCAGCAATTGCAAAATGCACCAGTTTAATATAGTTACATCTTTCCCGCCGCGCCTATGAACTACCCACACAGCTCTTTTTACACCGCTATTAAGCGCTCTGATTATTGGAATCTGGTAGTTTCTTGGCTGAAACTTCAAGTCCACTTGCAAGCCCACCATTTACATTCACCGTTATTTGAGTTGGTCTATCATCTTCCTGCATATCCCTTTGGCCTAGCCATTGTTTCCCTAGCCAAATAGCTAAAGATGCGTTCGTTTTTGATAAAACGAATTGATTTCTTCTTAGAGAACATTTTCCACTCTCACAGAACTTTTTATATATGTTGGAATATTCGTCACCATACTTCGCCGCAGCCCGGTCTCGAAGTGTATCTATATGAACCTTCATCATGCTTGCAATTTCAGACTGCGTGCATTGGATAGCACATAATTGTTCGAATAGAGTCCAGTCTATTTCTTTTTCAGGCCTACCTGTTGGCTTGCCTGTTGGTTTACGCGCCATTAAATTGTTCTCCATTTTTCTTTATAGTATAAGGCTTATTGTTCTTTTCCATCCAATTGCGCCATCTATTAACAATAATATCGCAGTAACCAGGAGACAGCTCTATTCCATAACAAATGCGTCCTAACTGTTCTGCTGCAATAAGAGTAGTGCCAGAACCTAAGAATGGATCATAAACGCCCTCACCTTTGGCGCTGTTATTTCTAATTGGTTTTGCCATACATTCAATTGGTTTCTGTGTGCTATGAGCTGTGCGCTCTTCGCCGTCTTCTTTAGATTTACCAAAGCAATTAAGATTAGATATTTCCCATATGGTGGCTTCTTTACGTGATCCCTGCCAATTATGGGAATGCCCTTTCTTTATGGCATACCAGCAAGGCTCATGTTGCCAATGGTAATCGCCTCTAGATAATGCAAATTGCTGTTTTACCCATATAATTTGGCTAATTATTTCGTATTCGCTATCCGTTAAGCTTTTCTCCACTTCTGCACAATACTTTCCTGCATGCCACACATAAGCAACAGAACCAGGGAACAAATGCCAAGCTAAAGCCCAATTTACTTGTCCATCGTTTTGTACTTTACCTTTAGCTTTACATCCTTTTCCAGCTTCAGCTCTCCATGAAGGATCATACTCCACGCCATAAGGAGGGTCCGTGACCATTAATATTGGTTCAGCTCCATCTAGCACCTTTTCTACATATTCAGGTAATGTGCTATCCCCACAAATGATCCTATGCCGATTAAGTTCATAAACATCTCCTAGCTTTGTAATTGCATCTTCATCTTTTGTGGGCTCTAATGTTTCACTATCTTCTTCAGTTGATCCGAGGTCTTCAATCTCACCTAATAGATCTTCAGCATTAAATCCAGCATCTAAAAGCGTCTCTATAGGCCATTCATTAGCCAATATGTCATAATCCCATTCACCTGAATGCAAATTGTCTTTGAGAATTCTACTCTTGATTATTTCATCTGATAAATTCTCTTCTACAATACAAGGAACTTCTTTCCATCCTAGTTTCTTGGCAGCTCTTATACGCTGATTACCTGCATATACATTTAGATCTTCACCTATCTTGTGAATTAGTATAGGCCGGTTATCTAAGAATCCAGGATCTTTTTCTAAGCTGTTACATAATTCTTGAAACTTATCCTTGTCGATCTTTCGGGGGTTTTTCTCTAAAAGTTTTATTGTAGATATTTTCAATTTTAATATTTCTGTCATGAAAGTAAAGCTTATTGTTTAGTTTTTTTTAATCTACAAATATCTCATAATCTTCGTTTTTAACAAGCGAAAAACGAGATTATGTATGTTTAATCAATCAGTATCAGAACATGAGCTAGAGGAATTCTTGAATGACTATAGCGACATGCGGTTGCAGCTATTCAGATCAGAGGTTAAGTGTGAGTTGTTTTCTCGCGCTATTAACGAATGCGTGGATGAAGATACTGCGCGTCGAATCTTTTCACGCAAAGTAACTCTCATGTTTCAGCATGACAAGGAGAATGCATAATGTACGCAATCCAATTAGATATGTTTGAGAGTAATGATGAACTCTCAATGATGAAGAGGGAAAATAAGATCTTAAGAGATTCGATGGATAACTTACGCAAGGGCCTATTCGCCAGACATAATGCGCTAGATAAACGTTGGATTGATACTAATAAAAGGTTAGAGTTCCTAGAACGGAATTTAAGCAAAGCTTAAAAACCCTCGTGAACCGCATTAGACTCGAAAGGTTCTGGCTCAGTCAATGGGATTGAGTCAGTTTTATAAAATGATCCTAATAGGCTTATTGACTGGTTGATATCGTTCGTTTACATGGCTGGCATTAATCATTTTATATGAAGCCCCTTTATAATTTACTTCTATTTGACCATAAGATTCATGAATATGACCGAATACATGAAGCTTAGGATATTTATTCATTTTTCCAATCTTTTTATCAAGAGATGTACTTCCTACATGAATGTACTCACCATTTGGGTAATCATCTATTATTGATTTCCTTTCGGGATGCATTGATTTCTTTGCTAGGTCTAATACAGCAAAAGGTGGACTATGAGTAATCAATATATCAATATCATCAGGAATCAAAGCCCATTTCTCTCCTAATTCTTCTTCAGTATCAACAGTGAAAGCTTTGCACTCTGGATTCATTCCTGGAAATGTTAAGGACCATGGGGAACCCCATATCTTTAAGGCTTCAAATTCTGTTCCTGAATCGCAAAGATATTCTATTCTGTCATTAGCGTCACTGACTGGGCCTTTATAACCTTCTGCGTCTTGTTCTTTATCCCAGCGCTCAATCATTGTATCATGATTACCCGCAATAAAAATGATTTTTTTATAGTCTTGCCTATCCATCCAAGTGGCAAATTCATGCCATTCCTTGTCTGTATGTCTAGCCGTCAAATCCCCAGCAATAATAAGTAAATCGCCGCCTTCTAGCTTAGGGTAAAATCCGTGAATGTCGCTTAAACAGTCAATAATCATGAAAAACATCCGCTCTAAGATTTAGATATTTGTGAATTAAATTTGAAATGACGGCTATCTCTTCAATAGGTATTTTGCCTTCCTTATTTAACTTCATAATAAGAAATAGCTCTTCATTTGGGAAGGGATGGTCTTCTATTTTTTCTTCTATGTCTGCTTTATTGATCATCTTTCCTCACTAATTTAAATCCTTTTCCATCATGATTGGATGTCAAATGTGTAAACCCATGCTTTTTGCATAATCTCACTAATACCATTAAAATATCGGGTGTAAGCCATCCCTTTATGATTGCATAGTCTTTATAGACTTCAATGCTATATTCAGGTAATTCTTGCATGTCTCTTCCTCTCCTGTTTCATAGCTAATCGTACATTATGCTTAATAATTTTCTTAGTCTTTTTTGCCCCGAAATTATCTACAAGCACCTCTATGAATTGCTCTAATGTGATCCTTTCTTCCACGAGGGCTTCTTGTAGTTCTTCCATTGTACATTCCATTAAATCAATTGATTCCTTGTTAAGCATAAATCGATATAAATTAATTCTGGTTCCTTTTTTTATACATTATCTGCATAAAGTTACACAGAAAAGTGAAGCTTTCTTATTAAAAAAAGGAATTTATATGTCTAGTATTAAACCTGCAGCATTTATATCAGCAGTTGGCGCTGGTGTTGGTGCTGCATTAGGATTCGCGGTTGCTGGCCCAGCTGGCATTAAAGATGGTGCACAGATTGGTTTCGGTTTGGGCGTAAAAGTTGCGGTCACTAGTAAGGCAGAGGAAGCGGTAGACGCTGTCGCTAAGAAGGCAGAACAGGGCGTAGATGCAGCCGGAAGAAAGGTAGATGCAGCGATAGATAAAACCCACGAGAGAGTATTTAATGCAATCGAAAGAGTCGCTGATACTTGGGCTACAATAATGCTTTGCGGTTATACATGGCAGATTGCTAATTACGGTGCGAATCTCAATCGAATTTCATTCAAAGAACATTGCCCTACCATACTGCATAATTTGGATTGCATATCTTTATCTGCCACAACATTTTCCATCAATCTTGTGGGTGTGGCGGCTTCTGCAGCTTTGATTTTCAAATTAAAAGAGATGGTGTATGATGAGCCTCGAAGAAGATCTGCACAAATAAACATACAGGTGAAAAATGCTTAGTATATCGAAAGTATTTACAAATGTTGCAAGTGGCGCAGGGAATGGCCTAAGAGCTATGGCTCCTGGTATAATCAGATTCGTTCCTTCGGTTTTCGCAGCAACCATATGTCTTGGGTTGCGTGAACAAATTCCGCTGGTTTCCCGAGAAGCTTTGAACGACACCAGCTCTAGGATTTTGGAAATTTCAACAGCATTATTTGGCTATATTGCCTTAAAATCTATTTGGAATTCTCCAAAGGAAGAACCTCTGGATTTATCCACTAAGACTGTTGTAAAAAATGATGTTAAAGATGTTGTGGATGAAAAGATCAGTGAAATTTCAGGCGATGAATTGGTTTTTTTAAGACAGGAAGTTTCTCGTTTGAAGAAAGAGATTGCCGACAACGAAGAAAAATTCAATATGAAGCTCTTTACTTTGAGGACTGAGCTTGCCAATGAATTAGATCCTTTTGTAGATATGGGAACCAGCGCTACACATTAGCAAAAGTAAAAGACGGGAACCTTACTGGGTTATCCGTCTAAACTTTATTTTGGTACCTCGGGCATTTCCATGTATATGTCACAAGATATTGGAAAGCTACTAAGACTATCTAGGAGCAACATTTTATCTATATATTCAGCGTAATATGCTCTATGAGGCACACAATAATGCCCTTCATCATCCATGTAAGAAACTAAATAGTTTGCATCATTTTGGATGTTATGCAACTGTCTTTCAGACCAAAGTTTCCAGCTCATATTACTCCTGAATGAATGCTAAAATATCTTCTTCTTTTACCAGAAATAGGTCATCGGAACCATCCACAGATATTTTAGAGAATGGTTTTATCTGAACAATTTGATTTGCTCTATCACCTTCAACAATAATGCCCCAGTTATTGTGTTGTTCTTCTTTGGAAAGGATTAGCTTTCCGGGGATCACGGGCTTCACGTATTTCTTTAATAGAGTGTATGGGTGATTCGGTGTAACTTTCATTTTATTCCTTTGGTGGTTTTGGTAAAGGCATCCATGAATCAATAATTCTTTTCGGAATTCTAGAAATCTTCCTATATTTATCATGAAATAACCATTCTTTAGGAAATCTAGGATGAACGATCATTATAAATATATTTTTATAATATTTTTCCAAGGTTTCTAAGTCTTCCAAATATCGTGCTACGCAGATAAATGGATTTGTATAGTTCGTTTTTATGATAACGATTTGACCATCATCGGGAAGTTTATCTTTAATGCTAATCCATTCCATTTTCAATTCTCGATTTTCTTTTCATCCTTCATTGCTTCTGCAAGAGTACGTCCTGTTGCTAGATAGAACATGCGTTGATCTTGAAGTTCAATATGTTTTTCATATTTATCCATTCTTTCATTCATATCAGCTTTAAATCCGCGCATAAAACCATATACGCATCCGATTACTGTTGCGCCTGTTCCAATGATTGCTAAAATTATTCCTGAAATTGCTATTATTTCCATTTTATCTCCCTTTTTGTTATAATTTGGTCATCCCCAAAAACATTAATCGCCCGGCTTGACAGAAGCACCACTTTCGTGAAAGTAATGTCTGATAATCATGGTTCTGTCGAATTAAAACGATTTTTACGTATTTCAAGAATTTGTTATTTGTCAACTGCAGTGTTTCTTTTAAAACTTTTCATAAATTGTTCCCAAATATATTCTTCCAGCTCGCCATTTCCAAGAATATCAAAATCACCCATGCATAATTTTTGTGCTAGAATTTTGTGCATGTGAATAATGTGTTCTCCTGAAATCCGATGCATGAAGTGATTATCATCATCAAAAGTATCAACTGTATCCAAGAGGTCCAATTGCTTTCCATTTTTCAGATAAACATATGAATAATAATGATCCCCTTTTTCAGAACATTCATGCTCCAAATAAGCAATTTCATCAATGTTTACAATTTGCCCACAAAGTGTTTCTATAAATTTCATATTGTTCCTTGTTTTCTACTTTCTTCAATCTTGCAAAGTCTCCCATGAAATTCTTTTCGCTCTTCTTGAGCTTCTCTCATGAATGTATCCAATTTAGCATCCATGTGGCGCCAGTCTGCTCTTGATTCCGCACGAAACCATGCTATCAGTCCGGCATTTGCTAAAAATAATGTAATAACTTGTGTCCAGTCCATTTTCTTATCCTTGTTTTAGTTTTTCATCGAGGCACTGTAAGATCCATCCATTTCTTGATATACCAATACGTTTTTCAACATAATCATCAATGGCGTGGAACATGTCTTCAGGAAGTCTTAAATTAATATTTTTGAAAGAGTATTTATTACTTTTTAAATCTTCTGAGACATGCCCACCCTTGCTTATTATTTTTATAGGGTCTTCTATTTCTTTCTTATTTTTTTTCTCTAGTATCATGTACCAACCATGTGTTTAATATGTATTTTTATTGTACTAATCTTGTACTTATATTGTATATTTCCTGTGCAATATATGTACGTTATATGTATTTGTCAACGAAAATATTTTCGTAAACCATTTTCATCTCTTCTATCGCCTTTAAATCTTTAACTTTCATCTCTATAACGCCCAAACCTTCAGAGGCTGCGTTGCCAAAAGATTTCCTATTTGCAATTGAAACATTCATGCATTTAAGCTCTGAATTCTTGGAGATAATCTCTAAAGCATCTGAGTTATCAGAGCCTCTAAAATCAGCCTGGTTTATCAATGCATAGCACTTCAAGTTTGGGTTATAAATGATTATCTCGCTGATCATGTTTTTAACCGAACCTATGGTCCATATATCTAATGAACGTGGCTTAAAAGGAACAATGAAGACGTCGGCAGAAAAGAGAGAGGACCTTTGGCTTGTAGTATCACGTCCTCCAACATCAATTATTATGTCATCATAATCCTTTTCAATTCTTTGGATCTGTAGATGTAGGGTTTTCCCGGATAACTGGATTGTAGACCATGAAGTGCTTATTCCCATGCCGTCCCGCTGGTTGGCCCAGTCAGAGGCAGAATGCTGTTCGTCAGCATCAACCAGTAAAACCTTTTTTCCTGCGGCAGCTCTCATCACACATAGATTAGTGGCAATCGTTGTCTTACCACTGCCGCCTTTAATTCCACCCAAAACTATTTTCATAAAATGTACTCTTTTAGTATTTTTATCATATATATTATACACGAAAACCATACATTTTGTCTACATAAATAATACATTTTTGGTACTAAATAATAGATTTAGCTCTTCTCTTGAATTTCTTCAAGGCTTCATACTGCCAGATCTCGCAACACACAGAATATGCCTTGGCATGAGAAACCTTTAGCTTTCTACAGATGAGGCTGGGAGATATGTGATTATTGACTTTGTAGATTTTCAATGCTGATCGAGTTAATTCATCCATGGACACCTTCAGATTAATTTTCTGAAAGAGAATAAGGTGGGGATTGATTTATATAAATGAAAAAGCGGCCCGAAGGCCGCCAAAACGGGAGAGCGAATAATGAAAAAACGTGCTTAACCTAAAAGACTCTGGACAACTTCCTTTTATCAAGTAGGGTATTTAAATTCTATTTTTATTTTATATTCTTTTGGATCGCCACTTAACTGCTTGTAAATGAACTCTATATCTCCAAATCCATCTGCGCGTCCAGGAGCTAAACCTGGATGAAAATATTCCGCGCAAGCATCTTCAATATATTTGAAACTTGACACCAAATTTCCATAATCCATATAACGTGGCGCAACCCTAGTTAGGGTTATTGTAAGCGGAGTCTGATTTGGTGGACGTTTAGAATTAAGCGCCCACCAAATCACTTTCTTTTGGATTCTATGCCTCTTAGATTTCTTAGACCAATGCTCAGAGCTGTTGGCTTCGGAAACAGTTCTAATCGGCAAGATAATCTCAACAGTGTCCATTGTCTTTTTCTTGAGGTTTGTAATATTCTGAAAAAGCTTTCAATTCTGACGTCATTCGTCCTAAATGATACATAGCCTCCTCAGGATGTTCATGTATGAATTGATTGCTGATCCTATAAAGATAATCTAATGATTTATTTATTTGTTCAAAGCATTTAGCCAGCTTTTCCCTATTTTCTGAATCAAATTCATCTGAAATTTTTTTGTATTCAACCATTAATTTATTTAATGTTGTCATCTCATCAGTGCTTAGGGTTTTAATCATTTCATCTCTATCCATCAGAATGGTAACTCCTCTTCCTGTTGTTTATATACCTGGGTGCCATAAGAACTTGGTGCAGCTGCTTGGGTATTTTTGGCCATTCCGTGCGGATAAAATACGTCGCCGCCGGATTTCTCCAATGGTTGAACATCATTTTTAAGCTTATCGTCCATATATTGATCCCAGGCTTTAGCTGTAGCTTTGTTAAAGTCAGCATATTTTTCTTCTGGAATTCTAACAATGTTAGCATATCCTGTTGTACCATCCGATTTTTTATAAGATTCTTGGTGCATGGTAATAAAAACATGCCCATTATTGGAATTCCGCATCACCTTAGCTTTAACAATTAAAGGAATTAATTGTCCATTAAGATGGGCATGAATTTCTAAGGAGCAATAACCTAAGAAGTTTTTCGCATCTTTTATAGGCGTGAAGTTGACGATTTTTGGATTCATTTCTCATTCCCTTTCATTTTATTATATTATTTTTTATATACTTCTATTGCATGGATAGGTCATGCTGAAACCCTCCAATCATTTTAAATACAGAGACTTCTTGCACGGACATTTTTCTTAAGAAATTAGATATTTGCTCTAAAAATGACATGTCTTTGTAGAATATTTTGTTTCCCTGAACTTTCAAATACCTATCATCTTCATGCTCGCTTATGCTTGGCTTAATGCCTAATTTGAATAGAGCTACATTGATTTCTCGCCAATAGCATTTGTTATAAGACGTTGGGTCTATCACATTCTTTGGTGTTTCTTTTGATTTCTTCGGCAATGGAATTTCCGGCTGATATTTGCACGCCCATTTTAAGGCTGGTGCCAAGCCCTTGGTGATGTTCGTTTCGGGGTGTAATGCCCAATCTAAGGCCTTCCTGACGATTTCTTGTGATGGATACTTATTGGTGATTTCGATTTTATCTGATTCAGGTATGTCAATCTTCAATAAAATATCATGGATCTTAGGCTGGCATGTTGCTTTCTCTTCTTCAACAAAAGTAGCAGCAGCAGCAAATTTCACATATTGCTGTTGCTGTTTTTGTTCTTCTTCTTTGGGTTCTTCTTTGGGTAATCCTAGATTACCCCCCCCCTTATTATGGATTACCCCCCCCCCTAATTCTAAATTACCCCCCCCTCTAACCTGATATTTCTCCAGCATTACCTTCATATTCAATCCCCATAAGTCGACGATGGTTATTAAGTCTGGCATCGTTCCGCCATTGTCATGTTTTCTTTTGAGAATCTTGATTATGCCTCTTTTTTCTAATGATCTTTTAATCTCAATAAGCTTGGGTCTTTGGCATCCGATTTCTGAACAAAGGGTATCGCTAGATTTAAAACACGATCCGCGGTCACCGGCCGTTTTCTTAAGAACGCAATATGTTTTAAATTCGTAAGGGTCTAGATTCATGTCGAAAAGTACGTTGGGAATTTCTGTTCGATAATGGTGTAAAGAACTTAAATCTTGTATTTCGTTTTGACTGTCGAGCGACATGGAAAAAATCTCCTTGATATAAATCATTGTTTTAATGAACAAGGAGATTGAGGAAATAAGATAATGCGTGTATAATACAACGCATCTTAATGCAATAAAATGACTGATAGCCTATATCTTACATCTTAAGCATTAATCCTAAAGTCTCCAGGTTCTGGTTTGTTTATTCCAGTTTCTGGGGTTACCTCGTCTCTTTGTCCATTGTATTCGTCGTACACGGACTGATTATGTAACCTACGGCATCCGTGCCGTAGGTAAATTAATCTTCAAAGCGCTAATATCCTAGCACTTATAACATATTAAATCACTATTCTTTTTCTTTCGCATATTCCCGGACATATAAAAGGTCCATCTTCTTCGGAATACACTCCAATAGGTTTTATCGAAATATTCGATTCACCATCTTCTGTTGTAATCAAAAAACCTTTTCTTTCTAAGCTCATCAAAGGAAAATATAAAGAATCTAATACCGGTAGGGAAAACGGTTTTCCCTCAAGTAGATAACACTCACAGATATTTTGATAAAGATCAAAAGTAACATCTAATACTTTCAATTTTTTTGTACAACATTCACAATATTTTAAATTCATAGTGTTCTCTTTGTCAGATTTCATTCCCCTTGTCTGTTTTAAAATTTATCTTTTGTCAAGTTTTTTTATTTTTTTCTTTATAGTTTTAAGTATATCAAGTATCTTGCAAATTAAGATTTGAAAAATGCCTGAGGAATGCTTATGAAGCGGTTTTTTTGTGAACTTATATCATGCATGAAGGACAATCCACAGCTTAGACTAATCGTGTTCACTTTTTTTTTAGCCTTCATGTTAATGATAAGTACAATTTATGCATCATTTGCCCCCTGAGAACTATCAGCCTGAGGAAGATTTAATTCTCTTAGCACTTCTTCTGGCAGCAGTTCTATTAATGTACATCTTCCTTTAGTAGCTAGGTGTATTTTATAAGCATTTTCTAAGGTTAAATTCTTTCCCTCTATGGCGTTTTTTATGGTGGTATCAGAAACCTTTGCGCGTCTTGCAAGTTCAGCTATTGGCATCGCCGTATCACTAAAGAAATCCCTTAATTTCATTTTATTTCACCTGTTTATCGTTTTTTGTTGTGGATTATCTAAACATATTGTATATTTGTCCCATAACACTACTTGGTTCCTAAATTTAAAACAAGGAAATTTAAATGTATACTTCTCCATGCGATAGCCAGTCATACCGCGATGAAATTGCACATGAGATGGCTATGGACAAATACTCAATGAAAGCTAGAAGCGCAATTAGCACTGTATGTGCTCCATACTTCGGAAAAGAGTTTGGCAAATTGCTAGCCTATGGCCTGAAAGATGGAATGGAAGAGGCAGAATCAATTTGTGAAGCATTAGGTGTAGGTGAACTTGAGATGGCGGCACTGATAGAAGATAAAGCCTGGTTCGATGAGGTTGCATATGACCTCTAGAAAAATTGAGTGGCAACGCTTCATATGGAGAGATGTTACAGATACGTCGCAATCGCTGGATTGGTGGGACAGAATATTTTACTTCTGGGATAAAACATTTATAAAAAGAATAAGAATTCAAAGGGCTGCGAATAGTGCCCTTTCACAAATATAGGAAATAAAATGAGCTTAGCAACACAGGAACTTAATGATAATGGAGAGATCGCCAACTACTCTCGTGATGACATGCATTTACTTAGAGAAACCATATGCAAAGGGTGCACTCCCCAAGACTTTAAGTTATTCATGATGGTCTGCCAAAGAACGAATCTTGACCCATTTGCAAAACAAATTTATGCTGTACCGCGCTGGGATTCAAAACTTAATAGAAATAGCATGACGATACAAACTTCAATTGATGGATTTAGACTCGTTGCCGAGAGAACCGGCCGATATGCACCTGGTCGTGCAACTGAATATCAGTTCGAACAGGGCAAATTAATTTCCGCGACATCATTTACAAAAAAACAAACAGCAGATGGTACATGGCATGAAGTTTCTTACACGGCGTTCTTTGAAGAGTATTGCCAAAAAACAAAAGATGGAAGACCCACAAAGTTTTGGCACGATATGCCGAGAGTTATGCTTGCTAAAGTTGCTGAAGCTGCGTGCTTGCGTAAATGCTTTCCTATGGAATTATCGCAAATCTACACTAGAGAAGAAATGGAACAAGCAGAAGTAGTTGAGACAATCGACCATGAAGAAATCCGTAATAAGAAGACAGCGACAATTCATAAGATTGCTGAAATCCCCTTCGAACAAGCAGCCCCTATTCAAATAGAAAACAAGGTATCTCCCGATCAATTATTTGCACTAACTGATAGACATGCAGGGACAGATTCCACATACAAAGAGAATATATCTAAGTTTATATTAGAAAAATATGGTGTTAAAGAATTCGCCGATTTGCCAGAAAGAGCTTTTACGCCAATTATGACGTCAATGCAGCGGAATTTAGACTTTAACAAAGCAAAGGTAGCTCAATAATGCCCCGTTTGGACATAGAACAAGGAACACATAAGTGGCATTCCTATCGGGAATGTCACATCATGGCCACATCAGCCTCTATAATCATGGAACTTAATCCATTTAAAACAGAACTACAGTTGTGGGAAGAGATGATGGGATTTATTCCCAAGACTAAATCTAATGCGGCCATGGAAAGAGGTACAAGACTTGAGCCAGAGGCTCGTGAATTAGCAGAAAAAATTATTGGAGTTAAATTTGACCCATGTGTTTACGAATCGGATAAATACAATTGGATGGCGGCCTCGTTAGATGGGCTTAGCGAATGTGGCGAGTATGTTTTAGAAATAAAATGCCCTAACGAAAAGACGCATGAAATGGCTATAAATGAAATGGTTCCTGAATATTATATGGCTCAAATGCAGCACCAGCTTTCCGTTACAAATGCAAAGTTGTGCTATTATTTTAGCTATAGACCCGAAAACCCACAAAAATACGCCATAGTTGAAATCAAACGACATGATGAATTTATTGAAAAAATGATATTGAAAGAAGGCCAATTTTGGACACAATTGTGCACTATGCAGCCTCCAGAACAAATATGGAAATTTAAAAAATAGGATAATCAAATGTCATGTATATCTTGCTGGCCTTGGTGTAAATCCTCTCCATTGCCACCTGCTGTTCCTCCAAGCACGCCTGTAGTCCATTATATAGAAAGTAAATCGGTTGTTAGGTCACCCACACCACCTCCAGATCCAGTTTCTTTGACCAGACATACTCGTGTGTTATCCACCATGTACATAAAAGACGGAAAAGCCGTGGTATCATATCGAGAGATTACTGAAGACGAATTAAATAGAAAATTTGGAAGAGCTCCCGCCAAAACGGCTGAGGCATCAAAAGTAAGATTTAGAATAGATGTTGAAGAGCCAACATGTGTTTCTCCGCAGCCAAATGCTTCAACGCTTTCCTATCAGCCTTCTATGGCAGTACTGGGAGAGTAACAGACGCATCTACATTGGGAGATGCTGTCTGTTCTTCATCGATTAGATCATCTGCAGTGCCATGTGTACTGACATTTTGAAAACTTATCGTGCAGGAAGTTAGCAAAAACGATAGAACAATAGCTGTTGTTTTCATTAACAACCTTTCTTCATCGCTTTTTTTCCTGCTTTCACAAATTTGTCTCTAGTCTTATCCTTGGCCAATACTTTCTTTGTATCTTTTTCTATTTTCACAGCTTCTTTGCCAAGTTTTTTGTATGCTTTATCCATTAACATTGCCTCATATTTTTAGATCTTTCTTTTTGTGCATCCAAAAGTAAATTAAATTCTTCTTCGTCTACAGTAATTCCATGGGAATTCGCTATCAAAATAATAGTCTCAAGAGGCATCCCAAGAGTATTAAATATTTTTAAAGCGTCATCGCCATTTAAAATTTCTTCTGCTTCGGCATCCCTAAGTATATTTAAAAGAAACCAATCTCCGGCTCGATTTAAATTATTTTTAGTGCGTTTAACATTATCCATTATTTATTTCTTTTCTTGTTTTGGCCTGATTCCGATAGACTTATTGCAATAGCTTGTTTTCGATTTTTCACAACTGGACCTTTTTTTGATCCACTATGTAAATCTCCTTCTTTAAACTTATGCATTTCTGTTTTCACTATTTCTTTCTTGCTTTTACCTTTGAGCGGCATTACAGTATCTCCAAAAAAGGGGATTTATGAAAAAATACATACTATATTCAATACTCTGTTTTATGCCAGATATTCTCTTTTGTACAGAAGAAAAAATATTATTTGAAGGCGATATAATTTCGGCCATAGTTTGGACCAATCCTAATGGCGATTTCTGCCTAATCTTCGATTCAAATATCATAATAATCGACTCATGGCATTATGCCGAAATTGATGACTAAGAAACTCTATAGATACTCATAATGTTGTAAAAACCGTTAGCAACACCAGATACAGTATAATTTGTAGAGCCGGTAGTTTGCGCAAAAACAGAAACTTTTAACGTATCTCCAGCTACTAGAGGGAAAATACTTCCACCATTCACAGTGACTACACTTGGGTCAGATACGCTCATGCATGGTTGACCATGATATATAAATGTTCCATTATTCTTATTTAGAAAAATATCACAATTGATGAATGTAACAGTCGATTGAAAGAGACTAACCACGCTCACGAACCAATTCCCTGTAGAAGGTATTGTATATACGCCAGCACTATATCCAGATGCTGTATCAACCATCACAGTATCATAAACTATATCTACTAAGGCGTTTTGCGTCATGGATTGCCCTGTAGTCATTGACACGCTTAATGTTGGAGCGCTTGCACCGCCAGAAGCAGAAAGATCTATGGTCCCAGCGCCCGCGGTTATTGTCACACTAGAATCTAAAGAAGTTAGATTGCCCGCTCTTATGTGAGGTGTTGCAGTAGACCCTATTAAAAGTTGTCCGTCAGTAGTAATCTGTCCTATAACGGGCTGAACGCCTCTGAAATCCACATTGTCAGCATATACCGTATTGTTATCAAAACCAGGCATAAACACCCCGAAAATTTTTTTATATAATTAAGCTATTTGCCATGCGGAAAAAGAAGTTAATAAAGCGGACGCTGAAAAACTTCCATTAATTCCTACCGTCTTAGTGCCACCTTGAACGTTCAATATAATTTGCATTGTGTCTCCCGTAGAAAAAGGAATTGCAATTGTATTGAATAACTTTTGAGTACCTGTATAGGGGGCTATGGTATATTGTTCTTGATAATTAGGAGAGAATGCCGAACCAGAAAAGAAAATGAATACGCCCGTTTGATTAGAAAATCCATTCAAAGCTAATCCATATGAAAACCCATAAAAGCCCGAAGTTATGCATGTCAAAACTCCCGTTGTAGCATTATAGGTAAACCCATTATTGGTTTGGACGGTATCAAAGACAACATTTACTTGGGTACTATCACCTGTATCATTCGTTGTGGAGGTTGTTCGGTATGCAAGGAATGTCGCTTTAGTTCCCCCTGATGAAGCAGATAAATCAATAGTGCCTGATCCTGGGGTGATCGTAATGCTAGAATCTAAGGAGGTTAATGTCCCTGCTTTGATATGAGGTGTTGCGGTTGAACCAATTAGTAATTGTCCATCTGTGGTAATTTGGGGTACGACTGGTTGTACTCCCCTAAAGTCCACATTGTCGGCATACATTGTGTTGTTGTCAAATCCCGGCATTATGTTACCTGCGTAAATCTTAGCTGTGAAGCCCAGTTTATGGTACTAGCCGCTAGTCCTGTGACTGTTATAGTAACAGTATTGCCAGTAACTCCAAATACCACTAGACAGCCAGACATAACGCCCTCTTCTATCGTAGTTATGTCCGCGGTATTTAATGATGATGCAGCGGCTCCTGTAGTCCTTGCTCCTGCGATTACCAAATAAATAGCTCCTAGAGAAGCTGTGCTATTATAAGCTGATATTTTGTACTCATAATTTTGCACTGCGGGAACCACTGGCATCGTGAATGATGATAGTAGTGTCGGAGTGGCATTCGTAGTAGTTATTGCGTCATTTTGAGTATTAGTCAATTGAACTGTCAGTGTATTGCCGCCTGAGTTTCCATCCGTTCTAATGCCCTGGAGGTCATTTACATTAGAAACACCGCCAGGAACGTTTAATACGTTTAATGCGGGGATGGCTGGAGAATTAACATCAGTTACATATGATGTTGCTACATTTGCAGGTAAAGGACCACTTCCACCGGAACCATTCTTGCTTATTTGACTCATATTTTACCTTAATTCCTATTGCTTGACGTATGTATAAGCAACTGAAAAATCTCCTGAAGCGCCCACTCCATAAAAACTAGTGCCTTTAGGAAAAGTCCATAAGTCATCATCTAAAACTAAAGCAGAACCGGCTGCAAAAGTTTTCCATGAAATTAAAGTTGTTCCTCCGTCAAAAGATAGAGAGATTACAACTGAAACAGTACCTAAATTATCTAAAATTAATTTTAGGGGCGTCTGTAATAGTGTTCCTATTAAAACACTACTTCCCGTCATCGTAGCCTTAAGCTCAGTCGCAGGAAGCATTAATTGTGGGATTCCTAATGACATATATGCCTCAATTAGTTAATGATTACCCAGCCAATTGTAGAAGTATCTGTGCCATCAGAAGATGTGATGGTAAAGCTTGTTCCTGCAGTTCTTGCAGTCACCCCTAGAGGAAATGGAGCAGCTACCGTTCCGAGAACTTGATTAGTAAGTAAAACGATAGATGTAGCTGTGATTGCTGTTGTTGCAACGACTGCGGATCCTGCTGTTAAAGAAACTCTTCCAAATGAGTTAGCGCCAGCTGCGGTAGTAGTTGCAGCAGGTGCGCTTATTTTATTTCCTGCAGTGCCAAAAACAAGGTTCCCATTAGTGGCTGTGATATTGCCTAATGTTGCAGTTAGTGATGTTGTAGTAGTTAATGACCCAGGAGTAGTAATAGCTGTAGGGAGAGAAACGGTCGATGTACCAGCAACTGTATTTACAGTTACTTGGTTAGTTGTACCAGCAACAGCTACCACACTACCAGATCCCGAGCTAATTAATTCCCATTGAGGAACACCCAACACAAAACCCGCTAGGAAATATAGGTTACCGGTTCCTGTTGGCTCAGGATTCAACCAAAAAGTTCCTGGTTGTTGTTGGTTTTGTGAAACAGTTGGAGCTGTATTTGCAACAACGATAACCGCTGGAACACCGCCGCCTGGAATATCACCATAAGTAAAAGGACAAGGAATAAGTGGATTCATAAATACCTCTTGTTGATTTGAACTCAACATGACATATTAAGATTAAAATTTGAATTCTCACGTTTATGTAAGGTTATGCTATATGATGCACTCTGAGTTCTTGACTATTAAGGAAACGGCGATTATCTTTTCGGTCCATCATACGACTATTCGTAGGGCGATTAAGAAGGGATTTTTGATTGCAATTAGGGTTGGTAATGGCCCTAGAAGTCCATATAGGATATCTAGAAAAGAAATTGATGCTATACATCACTCAGTAATCAATGAATTAGCTACAAAATCGAGAGAACATGGCAAAAAGACTTAAAAAGTTTACAAAAATCACCGATGAAGATCTTCAAATTGATTCTAATCCAATGGAAGTTATTACTGAATTACCTGACGAAAACTCAGAACTAGATAAAGAATTAAAAAAACCTGAAGACCGAACATGGATATCTCTAGGAAACAGAATGTTTCATATAGAAGATGTCCAATCTATGTACATTCAAGCCAATCATTTAATCATAAATTTTGATTACACCGACAAGCAAGTTGTGATTCATTTTGGGCGAGATGAAAAAGGTACAGAAAATGCAAAAATTGTTTTTGAGTCCCTAAGAGAAATGTATGGTGCCTATAAGGTTAATTTACCTGAAGGCGCAAATCTGTATCCAGACCTTATGGAAACTGCTTATGGTGATCAGGTAAGAAGAGAAATCCAATCTAGAGTGCATTTTGAAACAAATAGGTATAAAGAGCGGCATAAGAATAAGCTAAGAAAACTGACCGATGAATTGACCAATCTTAAAAAGAAAATGATGGATAAGTAATAATAAATGGATAATCGGGAAACCAGACTTCGTTGGGCATTAAGATATGTTATGTCTCACCCAGATTTTTCCCCATCTGTTTTATCTGAAGAATGGAAAATTAATCAAGAATTTGCTATTGAAATTTGTGCCCATACTCTCGCAGAAAGTGTGATTTCTCTTGGGTGTTTGCAAGAAGGAAAATTCGAGGAACTAGAAAATAAAATATTTGAAAAGATAAAATCCTTATGATTTTTTCTTTTTCTTTAGTTTGATAGTCTTTTGAATCTTTTGATGCATGAATTCTAAAAGTTTTGCTCGATCTGCATCTTTACTTTCTTTTTTGACCACGTGTGAACCCCTTAAATAGATCGATTCCTGTTTTTAATTTACGCTCTTTTACTTTTCCTTCTCTAACCATCTTCTTTATTAACTTATAGAAGTCGGCTCCTGCAGAACCTTCAACCCCTTTTTCCCAAATAGTGCCCCGTAATTTACTTTCACCTGAAGATACAGGAATTCCTGTCATGGAATTAATCTTCTCGAATATTTCTTCTGGAATCGGACCATAAACCCATTGCTCACCACTTGGAAAACGTACTTGTAGTTCTTGAGTTTGTGGATCATATAGTGAAACATCAATTACAGAAGACTTATGGGATTCAGGAATTCGGGATAAGTAATCTTGCACAGCAGAATCTAAGTCAAGGCTTTTAATTTCCTCTGGCTCCGGCTCTAAATCTTGCTCATCAATCTTATGAATCTTTCCATTCACATCGACTATAGCTTTCCCATTTCGTATTTCTCTTACCTCGCCAATGCCTTGTGGAGTTGAAACGGTTGAGGATTTTTCTATTTTAGGCCTTTCAGCTTCCGGTTTCCCCTGATCCAATTCTTTGCTTGAGGATTCCAGATTTTGATGTTCTTGTGATTCATCCGGTACGTTTTTGGCATATTGTTCTATTACTTTTTCTAGCGATTGTCCAGTTTCCTTTTCGATTGCCTTAGCAATCTTAGGTCTAAATTTTCTAAGAAATCCAGAGATAGATTCTGGGGGATGATTTGCCTTTAGCATTCCAGAGACATCACCATTAGTATCATGCTTACTTAAAATTTCACCTACGTTTATACCTTTTACTTCAGGTTGCACAGACTGAGGCAGTTGTGCTATATTTGGTGTAACTTGGTTAACTGGAGGTTGTTGTGGTGATTGTACAGATTGTTGCGATGTTTGTGGTCCCTGCCCTAATGGTTGGTTTTGTATTGGGTTATTTCCTTGGCCCAAAACTTGGACACCGGGCGAAGTAGGTCCTGGGGACATTGGTTGATTTGGCGTCATCCCTTGTGCCGCACTGACAGCACCTGGTATTGCGCCACGTCCAAATATCTGTGGAGCAGCTCTTGCCAATGTTGCGCCTAAAGCTGGAGCTGCGGCATAACCTGCGATAGCAGCAGGAGCCGCCATTGCGGCAGATTTTATAATATTTCCGATATTTTTCTCTGATTTAGGCTGACGGTATAATATGCCCCTTGCTTTCTCCTCCTCTGTCATTCCTTGTAGCATTTGATTGCGCTGACTATATGACTGAGATTTTCCTTTTTCTAAATATTCGCCAATCTGATCTTCATTGTAGCCTTGCTTCATCGCTTCTTTTATTGCTTTAGATAAAGGCGTATTCATTAATAGAATGGACTTTATGACCTTAGAAATCGTATGCCCTTGGGCAAGAGCTTGAGCAACTGTTGCAAGCGTCATTTTTTACCTTTAAATAGATCATATGTTGATCGTTTACCACGCAAAATACTATTCAAATCCATTCTCTGAGGAATGGATAACTCCGGCCTTTCTTGCATTTGAAAAGGGCTTAACTGCAATCCGTTTTTCAATGCAATATTCAATGCTCTATTATACACTTCATCAGGATAATGATTTTTTATAGCATAATCTCGCGCTAATATAATGGAATCTTCGGGACCAAGCTTCATTAACGCTTTGGATAATTCATTTGTAAGTAGATCTCTTTTTTCTGGCTGGACAACAAGAGGTTCTTCTGGATGAGTTTTGGGAGTGGGATATTTAGGGATTGAATCTAAAGCACTTTTAGCTCTATCACCCAAATTAGATACTGCATAGGCTGATTGTGCAACACCAAAATCCTTAGCTGTCATCTCAGTACGATATTTTTTTCTTAAAAAATTAGTTATTTCCCCTTTAAGCTCCCTAGGAAATTGATCACTAGTTGGCATTTCATTAATGGTATTTAAATGACCTTGAATCATGCTGCGTGAATCTTCGATAGCATCTGCTACAGCTTCGGGTTTTAAAGAAGAAAAATAAGGTAATGCTGGGCCTGTTTCAGAAAATGCCGCTAATGGTTGCTCAACTAGTTGATTATATCGTTGATTTGCATCTCTAAGTCTTGCTTCATCGCTACCGACATCTTCATTTGTGCGAGCAATTCCTTTCCAGATATTTTCTTCTTCTGGTCCCATTCCCGGAAATTGTCCTCTGACAGAAGGTAAAACAGATTGAAAAAATCGATCGTCTTCCCTAGCTCTTTCGGCTTGATATGTAGCTAAGCTTTTATATCCTTCTTGAGCGGCCTTATATTCATCAGCTTGATTTTGCTTAAATCTATTAATATAATCATCTTGGACATCTTTTCTAGTGACACCTTCTTTAGCTAGCATTGAACGTATTTTATGTTCTTCTGATGGACCAATTGGTTTAGGAGGCTTTGGAGGTTTTTGAGGCCTTCTAGTTTCACCGGGAGCAACATCTTCAGCCTTTTTAGCAAAAGGGAAATACTGTTCTCCAAATCTTTCTTGAATTCCATTAGAGACATCATCAAACGAAGGTTGAGGCAATTGGCCTTGTTTAGTTGGCTGTTGAAAGGTAGGCTCTTGGGGTTTCTCACCAAAAGAAGGCAGTTGAATTGGCTGTTGTCTAGTATCGAGCATATTTTGAATGTCTTGCACTGCTCTTCCAGTCTGTGGCGCTGCTTGTTGCTTTGTTTGCATTATTTTTGTGATTTCAGGCATCAAAGCTTCTGCATATTGTGCGCCTTGGCGTGTTCCTGCAACCGATGACATTAAATCTAAGATTGGTTTTAATTCTGGATTGGTCTGAGATAGTTGTCCCAAGCCTTGTTGAATCTGTGCTCTTTCATACCCTTTTTCAACTGCTCCAGGAAGATTTTGACTGATTTGATTTCCAATCGCTTTGTCAATTACTTGCCAAGGAGAGGTTTCTGCTGGTAGAATAGTAGTCATTTTGTCCTCTTATTAATAAGTTCCTGGAAACTGCCCGGGGTAACCTCTAGACATTCCTGGAGATTGAAATTGTCCCTGTGTTTGGCCACCCGTTCCAGCCATATTTTGACCAAATTGTTGCCCATATCCTTGTGCAATGCCACCAAACATAGATGCACCAGTATTTCCACCAAATCCCGGAGACGCTGGTGTATATTGATTCATAGTAGGTTGTATAGCCTGCTGATAAAGATTCATTAGGTTATTAAATGGTTGTTGTGCATATTGTGCGAGCTGTGGAATTGCCTGTTGCTGCATTCCTCCCCGCAGGGCTGCTATATTTGTACTTAAGTTACTACCTTCTCTTGCAAGTTGGTTTCTAAATCCAGTTGATCCTGTAGAACCGCCTGAACCCATTGATGCAAATCTATTAGCTAACTCTGGTACTGTTTGTTCTTGAAATTGCCTTTGTAATGGCGCTTCAAATTGGTCAAAAAATTGCGGATCATTAAACATGCTCTGCAGCCAATCTTGACCAGTTTGATAATTCTGATTTTGTGTGATGTCAGTTGCTCCACCTTTCATTCCCTTTATGGAGTCTAAGACATCATCTATGGCTGATCTGGCACCTTTTGAATAAGTTGAACCTTGTTTAGCATTGCTTCCAGTCAGTCCTCCTATAGCAGAAAGAATTGCAGGAATAGCCATCATCATCGTGGGGTTCATATCTACCTCTAAATTTTATTTTCACAATACCATAAATTGAAATTTTAAGAATATATTTACAAATTGTTTTACATACCTTATGCAGATAAATTGTGCTACAATGAGATTCCACGGAGGATTTAATATGGATTGGCTTCAAGTTTTTACAATCATTGGTGTCTTAGGCGGGTTTATTTTTTTCATGATGCAAAGGATGCATAGTGACATGCTACGACTTGATGGAGAAATAAAAAGCATGGGATCAAGACTAGATGCTCACGCCAATAGAATAGATCAATTATATAAAATGTTTGTAGATCTCATTAAATCAAATAAATAATTTAAATTCCATTCCTCAAGAATTCCACTACAATAAATCCACTATACGAACTTAAATTTACTGTAGTTGTGATTACAATCTGGGTATCACTCATCGTAAACGTTACTCTAGAATCTCCCTGATTCATGAAACTAAAATAGTTTCCATCACCAGCCCCTACCGAACTACATGGAAGGCTTGCAGATCCCCACACATGTGTCACAACGAATTGATCATTTATATCTGTTATGGGATATTGTGGCATAGTTGTAGAAGTCAATGTTAGGGTACCTGAATTTGGGAAAGAAGGTATATAGGCAATGGCTTGATATCCATTACGAGTTATTCTAGTTGTATTGTAAAACCACTTTTCACCATTCAATGTTTCTGCTGCTTGGAGGTAAGTTCCTATCTTCTTATCATTAATCACATCAGCAAATTGCGCTAGTTGGTCTTGAAGGAATGTTTTACCACGATCATCTTCTTCAGGTATGTTATATGTAGTAGGAAGAAAAGGAGTAAATGGTTCCTGGGGATTAAGAGGAATGGTCATATTATTCTACCCGCAGCTCTCATTCCAAATATCATGGCCAATACTTCTATATCACATCTATTAATAGCCGTTACTGCCATTTGTTGGTCAGAAAAAGTGATCTGTGCCTGGATGGTTTGGGCTGAACATTGTGCGTACATACGATATACTACCTCATCTCCCGAACCTATTTGGTAAGGATTTATAGTAGTTAACACAACATTGCTTTCAGGATTGTCTGAAAGCGGAGTGTTAATTGAAACATCGCTGGAGTCGCCAAATATATTGCAGGTGAATTGACCCGAATC